AAAAAGAAACAATACAAGTACCACCTAATACTACTTTGATGGAAGCAACACGCTTCTACTCTAAGAACAAATACATATCAGGTATTGAAGGTGATTGTGGAGGATCTTGTTCGTGTGCAACTTGTCATGTACATGTACCAGAAGAATGGTATAAGGTAACAGGTCCTGCAAGTGATGAGACGGCTGAATTGTCATTACTAGAATATGAAGAAAACTTTATAGAAAACGAAAGTAGATTATCTTGTCAAATAGAGTTAAAACAAAAACATAATGGTTTAGTAGTATATGTCCCTTGATCCAAAAGGTTCTACAAGAATAGATAGAGTAGATTTATATCCTACACCTTTGTGGTCGGCAAATATAAGTGTAAATACTCAACAAGAAAGAAAAGTATCTCTTAACGAAGACTTGTTATCTTTTATTCGAGGTGAGTATGATAAGAACCCAGATAGTCCTAAAAAATCAAATCGTCAAGGAGGTTGGCAAAGTCGTACTGATTTACATAAAGAACCAGCAATGAATGAGTTAGGTCAACAAATATTTAATGTATGTAAAACTATATTTCCTGACATTACAGGAATGAACATAACACAAATGTGGGCAGCAATTAATTTTGAACATTCTTACAATGTGTTACATTCTCATGGTACAGCATATGATTTATCTGGTGCGTACTATTTACAAGTTCCTGAAAATTCTGGTAGAATTGCATTTAGAGATCCTAGACACGCAGCAATTAATCATTATTGGTCTACTGCTAAAATTAGTAAAGGAGAGTGGCATTGGCGATCACCCGTAGAAAGTGACTTAATGTTATGGCCACCATTTTTAGATCATATGGTAGAACCTAGTAAATCTAAGGATCCTAGGGTTATGATAAGTTTTGATATTAAATTTACATAAATAGTATAACAGGAGATTTAGTATGCCAACAACAACGATTACAACGGCGCCTAACGTTGCTGCCATTGCAAATTTGACAATGGATCAAGGGGCGTCTTTTAGTACAGTAATAACAGTATATCAAGACGATAGTATTTTAGATTTAGCAGGTTATTCTGTGGCTGCACAAATTCGTAAATCTTATTCTTCTTCTTCATCTACATCATTTACAACAGCGATAGATTCAACAACATCAACAGGTAAGATTACATTGAGTTTAACAGCAGCACAAACAGCTGCTTTAGAAGAAGGAAGATATGTATACGATTTAGAAATAACCGCTTCTGATAGCACAATAACAAGACCAATACAAGGAACAGTCGTAGTTAGACCCAATGTCACAAGGTAATCATGAGTAAAAATAATGTTGATGTTTCATCTGATTTAAGTTCACTACTAGGTGAATTGTCTAAGATAAAAAAAGAAGAAGATAAAACTAAACAAAAAAAAGTAGAAGAAATTAATAAAGATGTTTCTTTTGCTTCTATGATGGCTGAGTTATCTGAGGTTGCAAAAGAAACAGAGAAACCTGTATTAAAAGTTATTAAAACCAAAGAAGAGGTTGTTGATACAAAAGAAGAAAAAGTAGGTTTACTATCTCAACTATCTCAACTTGCAAAAGAAACAGAAATTAAAAAAGAAGAAAGTTATGAGATTGGTAAAGATTATGCTGATCATACAAAAGAAGTGACACCTGGAGAGCAACCAGAAAAGAAAAAGAAAAAAACAAAAAAGAAAAAAATAGAGGTTAAGGAGATAAGACAAATTTCTCCTATTATAGAATTAACCACAAAAGAATTAGATAAAATGGAGAAGGCACAAAAACCTGAAAAGGTGCCAGTATCAGTCGAAAGTTTAGAAAAACGATTAGATAATTTATCAAAACAATTAATTAAAGTTTCTCAATCACATAGTAGTGGTGGTGGTGCAGGTGCATTAAAAGATTTAGATGATGTAGATCACAGTTCAAAGCAAAATGGTTTTGCATTAAAATTTAATTCTTCAACTAATAAATTTGATTTTGGTGAAGTCGCTAGTGACTTATCAGCTATTGATCAAGATATTTTACCTGATGGTACTGGTACTAGAAGTTTAGGTAGTGCTTCTAAAAGATTTAAAGATATTTTCTTAGCAGGCCAAACAATTAACCTTGGTGGTGCTACAATTAGTTCAGATGGTACTGGCACAGTCGCCGTATCAGCAACAGGTGTAGAATTACCTGCAGGTTCTAAATCTGGAGATAATCAACTTGCTGTTGTATCAACCGGTGGTTCAGGTACTGCTGGTCAGGTTGCAAGAATTGTACCTTTCTTTTCTTCATTAGGTGGATTAAGCACAGCAAATACAAACTTTGAGTTCAATGCGGTTATTGATGAAAAGTTTGTTTTCACAGGAACAAAGAGTTTTACATTGGCAAACGGTAGTGCATTAGCAGATAGTGACCCTACTCTTTTTCAATTCTAAATATAAGATATGGCAGATAAAAAACCAATCAGAGCGGTCTTTAATGATAGTAACGTAGCAACAGGTCTTGCTGAGTTTCAATCTGGCGATACATTAGGATTAACACATGGTGGTCTTGGTGCTTCATTATCAATAGGTACCGCAGGTCAGGTATTAAAAGTTAATTCAGGTGCTAGTGCATTAGAATTTGGTAATGTAGAAGCAATCGTTAATATTGATGGTGCAACTGACAAAACTAGTGCAACATTAGTTACAACTGATTTACTTTTATTATCAGATGGTGGTACAGAAGGTCGTGTTACACTTGCACAATTAGATACTTTATTTTCTGGCACATCTAAAACACTTACAAATAAAACATTAACAAACCCTACTATCACTACACCTCAAATGACAACACCGACTATTACGTCAGGTGGTATAATATTTGAAGGTAGTACAGCAGATAGTTTTGAAACTACAATATCAGTAACAGATCCAACAGCGGATAGAACAATTACAGTACCAAATGTTACAGGTACAATTGTAACAACCGGTGATACAGGTTCAGTTACAAATACAATGTTGGCAGGTTCAATTGCTGCCTCTAAACTTGCAGGTAGTATAGGTAATTCAAAATTAAGTAATTCATCAATCACAGTTTCAGATGGTTCTAATACAAGTGCCGTATCATTAGGTGGCACATTAACTTTTGCTGGTACATCAAATGAAGTGACTGTTGCAGAAAATTCAGGCACGGTCACAGTAAGTTTACCTGATAATGTCACGATAGGTGGCAATATGACTGTCACAGGAAATTTAACTGTTTCAGGTTCAACTACAACTGTTGATTCTACAACTGTTAGTATTCAAAATGCTTTTGTGTTTGAAGGTGCAACAGCAGATAGTTTTGAAACAACATTATCAACTGTTGATCCTACAGCAGATAGAACAATTTTATTACCAAATGCAAGTGATACTCTTGTTGGTAAAGCAACTACTGATACATTAACAAATAAAACTATTGATGTTGATAACAATACACTATCTAACATTGAAGTAGATAATCTTAAATCAGGTGTTCTTGATACAGATTTAAGTAGTGTTGCAGGAACAGACACAACTCTTGCTTCAGCAAAAGCAATTAAAGCATATGTCGATAGTCAAGTGACTGCTCAAGACTTAGACTTTCAAGGTGATTCTGGAGGAGCATTATCTATTGACCTTGATAGTGAAACTTTAGATATAGCAGGTGGAACAGGTATTGATACTTCTGGTTCTGGTAATACTTTAACAGTAGCAATAGATTCAACTGTCGCTACTTTAACTGGTTCTCAAACACTTACAAATAAAACATTAACAAGTCCTACAATTAATACACCTACAATTAATAGTCCTACTATTATATTTGAAGGTAGTACAGCAGATAGTTTTGAAACAACATTAGCAGTAACAGATCCAACAGCAGATAGAACCATTACTTTTCCTAACGTTTCAGGTACAGTAATTACAACTGGTAACTTATCAGAGGTAACTTCAGCAGGTGTGTTTGCAGGAAGTATAGTATTTGAAGGTAGCACAGCGGATAGTTTTGAAACAACACTTTCAGTTACAGATCCAACTGCTGATAGAACAATTACATTACCTAACGCAACTGATACACTAGTAGGTAAAGCAACAACTGATACACTAACAAATAAATCTGTTGATTTAGCAAATAATACATTAACAGGTACACTTGCACAATTTAACACAGCAGTTTCAAATGCAACTTTAGTATCAACAACAGGTTCAGAAACACTTACAAATAAATCTATTGATTTAGCAAATAATACATTGACAGGTTCTGTTGCAGAATTTAATAGTGCCTTACAAAGTGATAGTTTTGCTACATTAGCAGGTTCAAATACTTTAACAAATAAAACATTAACAAGTCCGATTATTAATACACCAACTGTGGGTACTTCATTAACTTTACTTGAAGACGCAGTAATGATATTTGAGGGTGCGACAAATGATAGTTTTGAGACTACATTAACAGTTGTAGATCCAACAGCAGATAGAACAGTATCATTACCAAATGCAACTGATACATTGGTGGGTAAAGCAACCACTGATACACTTACAAATAAAAGTATTGATAGTGATAATAACACTATTACAAATCTAGTAAATGCAGATATTAAATCTAGTGCTGCAATAGAATTTAGCAAGATGGAAAACCTTACTGCCTCTAGAGCATTAGTATCAGATGGTAGTGGTGATGTATCTGTAAGTGCTGTGACATCAACTGAAATAGGTTATTTAGATGGTGTATCAAGTAATATTCAAACACAATTAGACACAAAAACAACACCAGCATTCGCTATTGCACAGGCCATAGCGCTAGGTTAATATAAATAGTCAGATAAGGACTATAACATGGCACAAAATAACCCTATTACTAGTAGAGAAACATTAAAACAATATGCTTTGAGAGCATTAGGTAAACCTGTAATTGAAATAAATGTAGAAGATGATCAGGTTGAAGATAGAATAGATGAGGCTCTACAATATTTCGCTCAATATCATTATGATGGTGTAGAGAGAATGTATCTTAAATATCAAGTTACAGCAGATGATGTTACAAGAGCAAGAAGTGATGAAACATTATCTACGGTTACAGATACAGCAGATTCCACAGTCACAGCAAGTTTTAAAGAAGGTAAAAATTATATACCAATGCCTTCAAACGTAATGTCAGTATTACAGATATTTCCCTTTACAGATAAAGCGGCATTAAATTTATTTGATGTTAGATATCAATTAAGATTAAACGATTTGTATGATTTCTCATCTACAAGTATTATACACTATGATATGACTTTGAGACATTTAGATATGTTAGATCATATACTTGTTGGTGAAAGACCTATTAGATTTAATCAACATAAAAATAGATTATATATTGATATGGATTGGGCAAATGATATTGACGCAGGTGATTTTATAATCATTGAATGCTATCGTAAGTTAGATGGTTCTACGTTTACAGATGTTTTTGATGATATCTTTTTAAAAAAATATCTAATACAATTAATTAAAAAACAATGGGGTACTAACTTATCAAAGTTTCAAGGTGTTGCTATGTTAGGAGGAGTTCAAATGAATGGTGAACAGATATACACACAAGCACAAGAAGAAATTAATAAGTTAGAAGAACAAATACAATTATCATACGAATTACCACCAAATTATATGATGGGTTAAAACCATGAGAAATACTTATTTTAGTAATGGTACACAGGCAGAAAAAAATCTTTATGAAGACTTAATCATAGAGCAATTAAAAATCTATGGTCAAGATACTTACTATTTACCTAGAGAAGAAATAACAAGAGATGATGTACTAGGTAATACCACAGATAAATTTACAGACGCATATGCTATTGAAATGTATGTTGAAGATGTAAATGGTTTTGCTGGTCAAGGTGATTTAATTGGTAAGTTTGGTTTAGAAGTAAGAGATGAAGTAACCTTCGTTGTTGCAAGACGAACTTTTGAAGTATTGGTTGATAATTCTTCAAACACTCTTTCTATTAACAGACCAAGAGAAGGTGACATTATCTGGATGTCACTATTTAAAAAGTTTTTTCAAATTGATTTTGTTGAGGATGAAGATCCTATGTATCAAATCAATGACCTTCCTATATTTAAACTTAAATGTTCTATATGGGAATACGAATCACAATCTGTCGAAACAGGTGTGACTGATATTGATAGTCGTTTAGACAAAGATACTATGGACTTATTGATAAATCAAATATCATTAGAAAGTGGAACAACATCATCAGGTGCTTTACTTTCTGAAAATATTGCAGGTGATGTAGAAGCAGTATTAACAGAAGCAGGTGAGTTCTTAGTTGATGAAACAAATGGCGATAATATTTTATATGAAGATGATCCAGAATATGTCGAATATATATTATTAGAAGACGCCGCAACAGAAAATATGAATGAAGACCCAATTGGTGGTGATAATGCTGCCTTTGACGCAGCTGCTGGACTTGATGATTTCGATTCAAATAACGATATCTTTGATTTCACAGAGAAGAATCCATTTGGTGATCCAAGAGATAACTAGGAGATATAATGTTTAAAGACGCACAATACCATGAATTGATAAGAAAAACAGTTGTAGCATTTGGCACATTGTTCAATGACTTATATGTTTATCGACAAAATTCGTCAGGTAAAACAATTCAAAAAATGAAAGTGCCTTTGGCGTACGGACCAAAACAAAAATTTTTAACCCGTATAGATCAAGATAGTGCAAGATCAGCAGATAATGTTAGAACAACAGCGATAACATTACCTCGTGTAGGCTTCGAAATGACAACACTACAATATGATCCTGCTAGAAAATTAAATAGAATACAAAAATTTAAAAAAGTAAAAGGTGCAGATAGTAAGTCTTTACAAAATTCTTACATGCCTGTACCATATAACGTAGGTTTTAGTTTATTTGTTATGGCAAAAAATAGTGAAGACGCATTACAAATTGTCGAACAAATATTACCAACTTTTCAACCAGACTATACAATAACTTTAAATGTTATGCCAACTTTAGATGTTGTTCGTGATGTGCCTATTGTTTTAGGTGATGTATCATATGAAGATAGTTATGATGGTGACTTTACTGAAAGACGAGTTATCATGTACACTTTAAGTTTTACAGCAAAGATGTATCTATATGGTCCTGTAACAAGCAATAAAGTTATTAAAAGAGTTCAAGTTGATCAATATACAGACACTAATACTGCTGTTGCAAAAAGAGAGCAAAGATATGTTGTACAACCTAATCCAACCACAGCAGACGCTGATGATAACTTTGGGTTTAATGAAGAACGATCTTTCTTTCAAGACGCAGATGATTACGATCCTGCTTCTGGCACAGACAAAGATAGCTAATGAAAAAGGTTGAGGATAAGCTCAACGAGATATTAGACATCGCTGAAAAAGATGTCGTGCCTGTTGAGAACAAACCAGTCATACCTCGTCCTAAAGAAAAAGAGGATATAGATAGCGACTACAAGTATAGTCGTGAGAATCTTTATAGTTTAGTAGAGAGAGGTCAAGACGCAATTGATGGTATTGTGCAACTAGCAAAAGATACTGATCACCCACGAGCATATGAAGTAGCAGGAACATTAATTAAGAATGTAGGTGAAGTAACTGAAAAACTTTTAGTCTTGCAAGAAAAAATGAAAAAACTAAATGATGAAGTAATAAAAGGACCTAACAAAGTAGAGAATAATTTGTTTGTTGGGTCAACAGCAGAATTACAGAAATTGATAAAGAAAAATGGAAAAGACATATCTAGGTAATCCTAATCTTAAGGCAGCCAATCAAAAAACTAAGTTTACTAAAAAACAAGTTGAAGAATTTATACGCTGTCAAGAAAATCCAATATATTTTATTTCTAATTATATTCAAATAGTTACACTTGATCACGGCATACAACCATTTAAGTTATATAACTTTCAAAAAGAAATGGTTGATACATTTCATAATAATCGTTTTAGTATATGTAAACTACCTAGACAATCTGGTAAATCAACAACAATCATAGCATACTTATTACATTATGCAATATTTAATGCGAATGTAAACATAGCAATACTTGCAAACAAAGCTGCAATCGCAAGAGATTTGTTAGGTAGACTACAGCTTGCATATGAAAACTTACCTAAGTTTATACAACAAGGTGTTATCAATTGGAATAAAGGTAGTTTAGAATTAGAGAATGGTAGTAGAATACTTGCCGCTGCAACATCATCAAGTGCTGTTCGTGGTGGTTCATATAATATTATATT